ATGGAAATATAAAAACAAATGCTTTAATAGATAGATTTTCTAAATTACATCGTTATGGGGCAAATATGCCTTATAATCCTACAATGAACTATCAAACGCTTCGTGTTCAATTATATACCGATTATGAAGCTATGGATACTGAATCTATTATAGCATCTACTCTTGATATTATTGCTGATGAAGCTACTTTAAAAAATGAAGCACATGAGGTTGTTCAAATTCGTTCATCGAATGAAAATATACAACGTATTCTTTATAATTTATTTTATGATGTATTAAATATAGAATTTAATTTATGGATGTGGATAAGAAACATGTGTAAATATGGTGATTTTTATTTACATTTAGAAATAGCTGAAAAATTTGGTATATATAATGTAACACCATTATCTGTTTACGACATGATAAGAGAAGAAGGATCAGATCCTGAAAATCCAGCTTATGTATGTTTTAGAATAGATCCTATGTCTATAAATGTAGGAGGAATGAATACTCGTGTTAAAGATAGAGATGGTAAAATAAAATTTGAAAATTACGAAGTAGCTCATTTTAGATTATTAACAGATTCTAATTATTTACCTTATGGTAGATCATTTATAGAACCTGCTCGTAAAACTTATAAACAATATGTTTTAATGAAAGATGCGATGTTATTACATCGAATAACAAGAGCCCCAGAAAAACGTATTTTTTATGTTGATATTGGTAATATGCCTCCTGCTGAAGTTGATGGTTATATGGAACGTTTAAAACAGAAAATGAAAAAAACTCCATATATTGATCAACAAACAGGTGAGTATAACTTAAAGTATAATTTAATGAATATTATGGAGGATTTCTATATTCCTCAACGTGGTGCTAATTCAAATACTAAAATTGATACTTTAAAAGGTCTTGAATACAATGCTATTGAAGACGTAAACTTTTTACGTGATGAAATGTTAGCTGCTCTTAAAGTACCTAAAGCATTCTTTGGTTTTGAAAAAGATTTAACAGGTAAAGCAACATTAGCTGCTGAAGATATTAGATTTGCTCGTACAGTAGAACGTATTCAAAGAATAGTACTTTCAGAATTATATAAAATAGCTTTAATTCACTTATATACACAAGGGTTTGATGGTGAATCATTATCTAATTTTGAATTACAATTATCAACACCTTCAGTTATATATGAACAAGAAAAAATAGCTTTATGGAAAGAAAAAGTAAGTTTAGCTAAAGAAATACAAGATACAAAATTACTTCCTTCTGATTTTATTTATGATAGAATATTCCAGGTAAGTGAAGATCAATATGATGAATATAGAGGATTAGTAATTGAAGATATGAAACGTAACTTCAGATTAGCTCAAATAGAAAACGAAGGAAATGATCCATACAAATCTGGTAAATCATACGGTACTCCACATGATTTAGCTTCATTATATGGAGCTGGTAGATATAATGCTAATAAAGATGATGTTCCTCCTGGATATAATGAAACAAGTGCAGTTGGTCGTCCTAAAGAAAAATCATCTATTATTAATACACAAAATGATCCATTAGGAAAAGATAGATTAGGAAGAGGAGAAAATAGTACTTCATATAAATCAAGTAAACCAGAAGAAACAGGTACTTCAAAAGGTGGTTCAATGTTAGCATTAGCAGAATCATTAAGAGTTAAAGATATGTTAAAATCTATTGTATTTGAAGCAAAAGGATCAGAATCTTCATTATTAGATGAAAAAAATATAAAAGATATATAAACATCACATATTTATAAGCAATGTAATTATGGCATACGTTTATAGACATATTAGATTAGATAAGAATGAACCTTTTTATATTGGTATAGGATCAGATATTAATTATCAAAGAGCTTATAATAATAAAAGAAGAACTAAATATTGGAAAAATATAACTAATAAAACTCCATATAAAGTTGAAATATTATTAGATAATTTAACTTGGGATGAAGCGTGTAATAAAGAAATTGAATTTATTAAGTTGTATGGTAGAGCTGATTTAAATGGAGGTCCATTAGTAAATATGACAGATGGCGGAGAAGGACAATATGGTAGAAAAATAAGCGAAGAAACGCGTATTAAAATGAGTAAACCTAATTCAGATAAAACTAATTTAAAAATAAAACAATATCATTCTTCTTGTTTAGATTATTCTTATTTAAAAAACAAAGCAGGGTGTAAAAAAGGTATAAAAAAATCTAAAAAACATATAGAAGCTTTAATAGAATCTTCTGTTAATAAAAGGATTAAAATATTTTGCCCGGAATTAAATGTTTTATTTAATAGTTTAACAGAAGCAAGTAAAATAATAAATAAATCTACTGGTAATATATCTAATATTTTACGTAGTAAAAATAATAAAACTAGAGAAGGCTTAACTTTAATAAAATACAATGAATATTAAACATTCAAAATACAAAAATACGGGAATACTATTTGAATTATTAGTTAGACAAATATGTAGTGATACATTGTCCGGTAATGATTCACCGGCTGTTAATTTAGTAAAAAAATATTTTAATAAAACTGAATTAGCTAAAGAACATAAAATATATCAAATATTAATAAATTCTAAAACCTTATCTGAAGGTAAAGCAGAATCACTATTAAATAGTACTTTAGAAGTTTCAACCAAATTAAATCGTACTTTATTACGTAATGAAAAATACAATCTGATAAAAGAAATACGTGAAAAATACAATATTGAAGACTTTTTTAAAGCTAAAATTAATAATTATAAACAATATGCTGCTGTTAATGTATTAATAGAAGCACATAATTCTAATGAATTTACTGAACCTTCTCAAATAGTTGAAAATAAAATAACTTTATTAGAACACATATCACGTACTGATATAGATAAAAATTTAGTAGAAGATAGATTGTTAAAAGAGTTTACAGAATTAGATAAAGGAATGCGTTTATTAATTTATAAAAAACTTTTAGAGAAATTTAATTCAAAATATGCTACTTTAGCTGAAGAACAAAAAGAAGTTTTAAAAGAGTATATAAATAATATTTCTAACACTGTTAAATTACGTGAATTTATTAATGTGAAATTTTCATTAGTGAAAAAAGAATTAAAAGAATTAATTAAAAAAGTAGATGAACCTACAACTCAAATTAAACTAAAAGAAGTAATAAATTTAATTCAACCAATCGAAAAAACACAAAACGTTAAAGATGAAAATTTAGTTTCATTACTTCAATATTACCAACTTGTAAATGAAATTAAAAATATTAAATAATGGATTTAAAAGAATATATAAAAACCTTAGTAAGGGAAGTAGTAACAGAAGAAGATGATGAAGCATGTTCTTGTCAACATGACATCAATGAAGAATCAACGTCAGGAGATGCTGGTGCTTATTTAACTCCAAAAGCATTTACTTCTAAAAAGAAAGGTATAAAAGAATCAATAGATAAAGCTATCCAAAAAGAATTAGTGAATGAAGTATCATATTCTAAATTCAAAAACGAAGTAAAATTTCGTACTAAGAACGAAATGCTTCATAAAGGTATTAGAGAAGTTAAACGTAAACTTGATGAAGTTGAACGTTTAATTGAATATGCTACACGAATGAAACAAGAATTAAGTGAAAACGAAGAAGGCTTAAATTATTGGAAACGTAGTTTAAAAGCTATAGATGAAATAAACGAAACTTCAAATAGAATAAGTAATAAAATTAAAAATATATACCAATAATGAAATCAATAAAAGAACAATATATATCTTTAAAAGAAGGTAATATGTCTCAAGCTAATTTTATGCGAAATATTCGTATGAGTTTACCTCAACATATTACTAACACTACTTCATACACAGATTCACTTAAAATCCTTAGAAATAAAGGTATTTTAACAGAAATAGACATTTATGGAATAGCTGGCAACCCAGATGAAGAGAAAGAAATGAAATCCATGAATGTAAAAAATTATAACATGGATCCTGAACAGCTGAAGAGAGGGATTGAAGTAGAAATGGAACATACTGACGACCCAGAAATAGCTGAAAAAATTGCTATGGATCATTTAAAAGAAAATCCTGAATATTATGATAAATTAAATTCTGCTGGTTTAGAAGAAGCAAATCCTGGTATTGATCCAACATTAGAAGATGACTTTAAACGTCTTGAATCATCAAAATCAATATATAATATTGTATCTAAAGATAATGAAACTGTTATATTAGAAGATGAAAATGGTACTTTATATGCTTTTCAATATTTTGATAAAAAAGATGAAATACAACCATATGAAAATGAAAGTGGAGAAATAGACGATGAAGCTATAAAAAATTATATAAATGATAATGAATATGCTTTATCTAAAGGTATAGGAATGTCTGATTGGGAAGGTGATAAAGATATTGTAGAAATAGATGATAGTTTAAAAGATAATTTTTCATCATTATTAGATACACTTAATGAAAATGATGAAGAAGAATTAAGTCCTAATATGAAACATATTAAAAATAGTATGGGAAGTATGGATAAACCTGAAGTAACACCTGAAAGACGTGCCGAGTTAGAAAAAATAATTAAAGATAAAAAAGAAAAAGAAGCATTGAAAGAAAATAAAACATTTCAAGAAATAGATACTGTTAATTCACAAGAATTATTAATAGGTATAGATTGTGAAATGCAAAAAAATGCAAATTTAAATAAAAGAGAAGCTGCTAAAATAGCAATTAAGAAAATTAAAAAAATTCCTAATTATTATACTATGGCTTATTTATCAGGTGAAGAAGGAATTGAACCACAATATTTAGGTGGAAAATCAGCAGAACCAGAAGCTCGTCAAATGAAACCATATTCAGCTGATAAAGTTGTTGATAAAAAAATGGGAATGCAAACCGTTAAAGGCGTAAATAAAGTTAAATCATCTGCTAATAAAGCTTATAAAGAAACAAATACAATAGTTAAAGGTGTTGAAGAATTAAATTTCATAGCTAAAAAAGCTGCTGGTATAAAACAAAGATTTGAACCAACAAGTAGCACTATGAAAGTAGTTAGAGAAACAATAGACCAAATATTAACTAAAGAACGTCTTAAAGAAGTAATTCGTAAAGAATTAAAAAATATAAAAAAATAATGGAAAGACAATTACTTGTAGATTACATCCCGTTTCATATTGCTAAATTATCTTTAGTAGAAAGTAAAAATAATACTGATAAACGTATGCGCGTTAGAGGTAAATTACAAGAAGCTGATGTAAAAAATGGAAACGGTCGTGAATATCCTCGTGCAATTCTTGAAAGAGAATTTAAAAGATATATGGATGGACCTGTAAAAAATAAAACAAGTATGGGAGAACTAGATCACCCTGAAAGTTCTATAGTTAATTTAAATAATGTATCTCATTTAATTACAGAAATATGGTGGGAAGGGAATAATGTTATGGGTGAATTAATTTTATTAAATACACCTGCTGGAAAAATTGCACAAGAATTAGTATCAACTGGTATTCCTTTAGGTATATCTACAAGAGGAATGGGTTCTGTAAAACAAATAGGTGAATCAGTAGAAGTACAAGATGATTTTGAGTTATTGTGTGCTGATTTAGTATCAATTCCTTCTACACCAAATGCTTATATGAAACCAGTTGGTTTAAATGAATCTTTACAATATAATTATAATATAAAAGGAAAATATGTTAATATAAATTCATTAATTACAGAAATAATATGTACTCAAACTGGAGTTTGTGCTTGTCCTACTTGTTAATATTTATACCAAATATTAATTATGATAGGAATTTACAAAATTATTTCACCTTCTAATAAAATTTATGTTGGACAAAGTACTGATATAGAAAAAAGATTTAACGCTTCTAAAAAGAAGCGTTTTTTTTTGCGCGGTTTTGACTTTTTTCATGTATTTATAAATGAACCAAAAATAACTACCCTCTCATGGTAGTTTGGTATTAATAAATTTCTTTATTAAGATTCCTAATAATCTTACTTTCCAAACAAAACAAATTAAGGAACAAACTTATGAACAACAACAAATTATTTCAAGATGCAATCGCTGACGCTAAAGCCGTTCGTGAAGCAGCATTAGCAAATGCAAAAGCCGTTCTTGAAGAAACATTTACTCCACGTCTACAATCAATGCTATCTGCAAAGCTTAACGAAATGGAAGATGATGAAAATCAAGAAATGGAAGAAGGATATGAACCTTCAAATGAAGATGAATCTTTTGATATATCTGAAATTTTAGCTGAATTAGATAATGAAGAATTAGAAGAAGCTAAAAAAGATGATAAAGAAGAAGAAAAAGAAGAAGATGAAACTGAAGCTGAAGACGACGAAACTAAAGAAGAAGACGAAGCTGAAGAAGAAACTGAAGAAGAAGCTGTTGAAGTAAAAGATATGACAGTTGATGAACTTACAAGTCTTATAAAAGACATAGTTTCTCAAGAAATGAACACTGGTGAAGAATCAATGGGAGATGAAATGGGTGATATGGGTGATATGGGTGATATGAGTAATGTAGGTGGTGAAACTGAAGATAATTTAGATATGGATTCAATAGAAACTTCTGAAGAAAATGATGAAGAATTAGATTTAGAAGAATTATTAGCAGAATTAGATGCTTTAGATAATGATGTACCTGAAAATACAGAAGATTATAAATCACAACCAGGATATGTTCATTAAACAAAATCTAAAAAAGACAACAAAGAACTTAAAGAAGCTGTTAACACAATTCAAATTCTTCGTAAAGAATTAAATGAAGTTAATTTATTAAATTCTAAGTTACTTTACGTTAATAAAATATTTAAATCAAAGAATTTATCAGAATCTCAAAAAATTCATGTTATTTCTTCATTTGATAAAGCAAAAACAACAAAAGAAGCTAAACTTGTATATGAATCTTTAATTGTTAATTTACAACCTAAAAAACAGGCTATAAAAGAATCAATTGGATTTGCTTCAAAAGCAACAGGTATTGCTCCTAAAAAACAAATTATCGAATCTAGTGATATAGTTACTAGAATGCAAAGATTAGCAAACATTATTAAATAAAAAACAAACAAAACAATAAAAATGGATTTACAACAATTATTAGAATCATCTAATCAATATAAAGTAGTGATGGATGATGCTAAAAGACTTAGTACAAAATGGACTAAATCAGGTCTTTTAGAAGGTTTAAAAACCGACACAGAACGTAACACAATGGCGATGTTACTTGAAAACCAAGCCAAACAATTAGTAACAGAAGCTTCTACAACAGGTAACCAAACAGCAGGTGCTGGTTCATATAATGGAGAAAGCTGGAGTGGTGTTGCTTTACCTTTAGTACGTAGAGTATTTGGTGAAATTGCTGCTAAAGAATTTGTTAGTGTACAAACAATGAATTTACCTTCAGGACTTGTATTCTACTTAGACTTTAAATATGGAACTGGTGTTAAACCATTCCAAACAGGTGGTTCATTATATGGTACTAATGCATCTACAAATGTAACTGATATTACTTCTCAATCTCTTTATGGTGCAGGTAAATTTGGTTATACAATTAACCAATTTAGTTCATCTATAGCATCTACTACTAGTTCAGCAGATTGGTCTACATTTAATTTAGATTCAAATTATTCTGCTTCTGCTGCTACTTATCGTAAAGTTAATGTTCCATTACCATCTGGATATGATCCTCAAGGTGTTCGTGCATTTACATTTACATCAGGAGCTATTACAGGAAATGAAATTTTATCAGCATTTACAACAGTATCTAATGGTACAGGTTCATTCGTAGTAACAGGCTCATTACTTGCTTCTGGTACTCCAACTGTAGTATTATATTACAATGTAGCTCCTACAGCTACTAGTCGTGGTGATTTTGAAGATGCTTCTGGAGCAGGTTATCCTAACGCTCAAAGTGCAACAGCAATTGCTATTCCAGAAATTAATGTTCAATTAAAATCTGAGCCTATCGTTGCTAAAACACGTAAATTAAAAGCTCAATGGACACCTGAATTCGCTCAAGATCTTAACGCTTACCATAGTGTTGATGCTGAGGCTGAATTAACAGGTATTATATCTCAATATATTTCAATGGAAATTGATTTAGAATTATTAGATATGTTAATCCAAAACGCTTACACAGTTGATTACTGGTCAGCAGTTAATAACCAACAAGTTAATGCTACTAACACAGGATTCGATCAAACATCTGCTACAACTGGTGGTTATTACAACACTCAAGGTGGTTGGTTCCAAACATTAGGTACAAAATTACAAAAAGTATCTAATAAAATTCACCAATTAACTTTAAGAGGTGGTGCTAATTTCATGGTAGTTTCTCCTACAGTTTCTACAATTATTGAATCTATCCCAGGATTTGCTGGTGATGGTGATGGTGATAAAATGGAATATAACTTTGGTATCCAAAAAATTGGTTCATTAAACAGCCGTTACAAAGTATACAAAAACCCTTATATGACTGAAAACGTAATCTTAATGGGTTACAAAGGTGCTCAGTTCTTAGAATGTGGTGCTGTATTTGCTCCGTT